AACGTCCTTGTCACCAAGGACACTACTACCATCGTGGAAGGCAACGGTAAAGAACGCGACATTCAGGCTCGCGTGACCCTCATTCGCAAGCAAATCGAAGAAGCCACAAACGACTTTGAACGCGAAAAGCTTCAAGAACGTTTGGCCAAGATTGCTGGCGGCGTGGCGGTCATCAACGTTGGTGCTGCAACCGAAGCCGAAATGAAGGAAAAGAAACAGCGCGTGGACGATGCTCTTCACGCAACTCGTGCCGCCGTGGAAGAAGGTATTGTTCCCGGTGGTGGCGTGGCGCTCATTCGCTGCCTCGAAGCTATCGGCAGCTTGCAATCGGACAACCACGACGAACAGATGGGCATTGACATTGTGAAGCGTGCGGTGGAATCCCCACTCCGCGCTCTCGCAGACAATGCTGGTATCGAAGGCTCCATCATTGTGGACAAGGTGAAAAACCTGTCGGGCAATGACGGATACAACGTCGCAACTGGCAAGTTCGAGAACCTGATTGAAGCTGGCGTCGTTGACCCAAAGAAGGTCACACGCACCGCTCTTCAAAACGCCGCAAGCGTTGCAGGTCTCTTGCTGACAACAGAATGCATCATCGTCGAGGACAGAAAGCAACAAAAGCCAGAAGTTCCTCAAATTCCACAACAAGGATATTGACATTCGACCAAAACTTGGCAAACTACCAAGTAACTGACGCCTCTCAGTATAAAAAGAGGTTGGTGCGTGGTGGCTGGGAAACCAGCCGCGCCAGTTCGCCTCAACTGTAAAATGAGGTTGGTGGAGGGTAGCTGAATAGGCCACCCCTGAGTAGCCCCCGAGAAATCGGGGGTTGCTTTATTTACAAGGTCTGCTATTTATATACGACATGAAGCTCAAAACAATTTTACTCGAAATGGCCAGTGATACATTCCAAATGTATCATGGTGGACAGCGTTGGTCTCGCATTCCTTCCGAGTTGATTGGTGCATCCAAGGGTCGATATGAAGGTGGAGTGGGGATTTATTTCACCAATGATTACAATACGGCCAGACACTACGCCAAAGGTGCTCGCGTGGTTCACCTCGTAAACATTAGCAAGGAATTCAAGACACTTGATGAAATTGAAATACCAGTGAACGAAATGGTGACTTTCGTCAAAAGTGTTGCGGGGATGAAGAAAAAGAAAGAAGTCATTCAGGACTTGCTGGCCAATGCCCAAAGACGCAGCAAGGATACAATTTCATTGGACATTCTCAACAATCTCGTGGTCAATTATGAAATTGGTGCTGGTAGGGTTGGTGTTGACATATCCAACTTCTTCGTTTCCAAGGGTGCCGACGCTAACGTTGAAATGCAGGGTGGGGGCGAATATTGGGTAATAGTGTTCAACCCAAAAATCATCAAGAGCGTTTCTATTGTTGACCCAAAAACGGTGGACTCGAATTTCTCATTTCTTCTTCCAAAACCTCCCAAGGCATGAAACTTAAAAGCATATTACAAGAAGCCGAGCGCGACAAAGCCGCGCTAGAATTTCTCTCCGACCTCGTCAAGCGTGGTCCGTTCAAGAACAAAGTTTTCTTGGCCGGTGGCGCTCCGCGTGACATGCAACTTGGCAAAGACCCCAAAGACCTTGATGTGGTTGTCAAAGGTGGTATCAGTGCAGGCATCGACTTCGCCACTTGGGCCGCAAAGGAAATCGGAAACTACAAAGAAGGTAGCAACCCAGTCATCTTCCCAACTTACGGCACGGCCAAGTTTACTCTACAAGGCGTGAACTACAAAGGGCACGACCTCAGTGATATCGATGTTGAAGCCGTAGCGCCGCGCAAAGAAAAGTATACCCCGGGCAGTCGCAAACCAGAGGTGTCTGGTGGCGAGCTTGAGGACGATGTTCAGCGCCGTGACTTCACGGTAAACAGCCTGCTTCACGACCTCACAACCGGCGAAACCCTCGACCT